TCCAGCTCCTGGCGTGTCCAGGGTTGGCGGGGGCCGGCCTGGCGAGTCAGGCCCAAGTCCCACGCCTTGTGGTTGACAGAGCTCTTGGTCCGGCCAAGCTCCTCGGCGATGGCTCGGTGGGTAACGCCTTCGGCCAGGCGCTGGCGAAGGGTGGTCAGCTCGGCCTCGGTCCAGATGCGTCCACTCATGGCCTCACCCCCGCCATATGCTTCTCGGCCTGATCCAGCACTTCCTGGCGGCGCTTCTCGAAGCGCTCGACTTCTTCCTGGCGGCGCTGGCGTGCAGCCTCGTCGTTTTGGTTCAGCAGGTCGCGCAGGTAGGCCATGACCTTGGCGCGCTTTTCCGGGTCGTATCCTGGCTCGTCTTCCGGGCGAGTCGGCGCGGGCAGCAGGTGTTTCACCTTTGGCGACTCCAATCGGCCCTGCTTGATGGCCTCGTCAATGGCCTCCTTACGGAGCTCCTTGCTGTCGCCAAGGGTGGGCCACCAGCGAGGCTTCTCGCCCCTGGCTTTGGATGCGGCGACCTCACGTTCGTAGGCGGAGATGAACGCCATCCGGGCACCCACCTTGTCGCCAAGCTCCAGCACCGGACTGGCGGCGCCCATGGCCTTGGCGATCTCGTCGGTCCAGACCACGGTGGCGTTCTCGTCTTGCGACTCCAGCGCCTTGGCCCAGGCCTCGTTGGGCGTCAGGTGGTCATCGCTACTCGCCATGCGCTCGAGGATCGCGGCCAGGGTCAAGCGGCCAGACAGCTCTGAGCGGCACCGAGCCAGAGCCTGCTCGACTTCGCCGCGCTCCCGGTCTTTCAGGTCGCGGATCATCAGCGACGCGGCGGCGGGCTTGATTTCGCTGCCCAGCACTTCGGCGGTGGCGTAGAGTTGTTCGAGAAGCTGTTCGGCGTCCTGTCGTGTCAGCGGCATGGTCATTCCCCCCAGTTACCCAGCAGGCGCTTGGCCTCGTCGGCGGCGCTGGCGTTGGCTTGCGTGCCGTCCATCTGGCGGGCACGAGTGGCGGTCATCTGATTCCCGGTTTGCATCTGCATCGCGATGTTTTCGCAGTCAGCCAGCAGCAGGCCGACGGGATGGCCCTTGGTGACGTAGTACTGCGAGTTGATGCTCAGGAAGTACGCGGCGACGCCGGGGGCCAGGTCAGCACCCACCCGGTCAACCAGTTGGCCAAGCTGCCCGGCAACTTTGGCGTTCCAGATCGGCCAGACGCCGTAGCGGCGGCGGTAGGTCACGGCGTAGTTCGCCCAGGGCTTGAAGGTCTTGGCGCCCTGATCCTTCGGCCCAGGCATGTCGGCAGGGATTGCAACACGGGGTTCGTCAGCAGGCTGATCACGCTCCACCAGATCGCCGGTTGAGACGGGCGGCGTAGCCCCCGGCTCCAACACTGGTTCATTGGACGGTTCAGTGGATGGTTCAAAGGACGGTTCGGGTGACACTGTGTCACCCCGTTCCTGCACAGGTGTCACCCCGTTTGTGTCAGGCTGACACCCCGTTGCTGCACCAGTGTCACCTCGTTTCTTACGGGATGACGTTTTGTCACCCCGCTTGCGGGGAAGATCGGTCATCACGATGTCGTAAACCACTGGACGCTGATCGGCGCGCTCAATGTGAGCAGCGGCGATGGCCTGATTGCCCATGCGAATCACGCCCAGGGACAGAAGGTCATTGATCTTGCGGGTGACAGTGCGACCAGACAGGCCGGTGTACTTGGCCAGTGTGGCGTTGGACGGGAAGGCGTGACGCCCGCAGTTATCTGCGTGATTAGCCAGCCCCACCAGAACGAAGCGGGCGCCGGCATCAGTGACGATCTCTTGGTTCATGGCCCAAGTCATTGCTTCTACGCTCATGCGGCACCTGCGATCTTGTACTGAGCCCACAGGCCGGCAATCCAGTTGACGCCCTTGGGTGTGAATTTGGCCTGGCTGTAGGAGTGCCCGCCGTCCTCGGTGACGCCGGTCTTGACGACGAAGCGGTCAGCGTCAATGTGCTGCTGGTACGGCATCCACTCGCCGCCCAGGCGGTACATGACACGGCTGTCTTGCAGGAAGGCGCGGAACTCGCGCTCGTTGGCCTGGAGCAGCTTGGCGACCTGGCGGAAACCCTTGTTGCCGGAGTCGGCAGAGACATAGCGCTCGACGAACTCAACGGCAGGCTTGGCGTGCTCAAGGGCGGCCTCGGCGCGTAGCTTGCTCTCAACCTCGTCGGCCCAGGCACGGGCGGCTTCGACAGGGTTGGTGAAGTCGGGCAGGGCAGGCTTGGCCGCGCCAGTCTCGAGGTCGTACCAGCGCTTGATCACGGCAGCCCGGCGCTTGACGTCATAGCCGGTGACCAGCACTTCGGTGTGGTAGCGGTCGAGCAGATACTCGGTCTGGAACCGGTTCTGGCTGTCTTGGTAGGTGCGTCCAAATGTGGACGCATCCCGCCCCAGGCTTTCGAGCATCTTCTCGATATCGCGCTTTACGTGCTGGTGCTGCTTGCCCGTCAGTTCCGCGATCTCGCGGCTCGACATGGTGGGCTTGCTGGTTTCGATGATGTGGTTCATACTTTGATCACCTTTTCGGTAGAAGCGCCCGGTACCTGCTCCCCAGCTGGCCGGGCGTTTTGCGTTAGGCCTTGGCCAGTCTCGGCTCGGCCATTTCCTCTAGTTCCGCCTCAAGAGAGGTCAGGGCGTCGATCTCAGCGCGCACCGCCTTGCGGATCTCTTTGCGCTCCTGAGCACTGATTCGGTTATCCGCCAGCGCGTCACGTACTGTTTGCGCCACTGTCCCGGCTGCGACCTGATGGTTGATAACCAGGTCAAACAGGGTGGCGTCGTCGTCTCGAGCCGCTTTGCGGGTGGCTACCAGGTCCAAGTCGTTCAGCAGCGGCTGAACCACCTGCACGTCTTGGAGCTTCCGGTTGATCCGGAAGAAGTCGGCCAGGGTCAGACTGATGGCGCCGTCAGGATCCAGCTTCTTGTAGAGCCGCGTTTCAGACATATCGAGCTCGTAAGCGAGGCGCTTAACGCCGTATGCGTATGCCGCGTCTCGAAGCCCTTCTGTATATCTGTCCATGGTCTAACCCTCGTACTTGGTGCGACTCTCACCGCCTGGTGGGGTGGCGTTATGCTGGTGGTGTGGTTAGGCGACGTGCTTTTCGCCAAACACATCGGGCCGTAGGTCGAACGCGCTGACCGCGCCAGAGCATGCGGCAACAACGTTTTGAACTCGGGCTGCAGGAACCTTGCCTGTAACCGCCCACTGCTGGACTGCTTGCTGGGAAACACCGCAAGCGCGAGCTAGGGCGCTTTGGCTTCCTGCTTCCTTGATTGCCTTGTTCAGGGCCTTGCGAGGCGTCATGACCTTCACTCCAAGAAAAACTTGTAACGAGGATAGCGCCATGCCACGCGGTTTACAAGCCAATCTTGTTTTACCGCTCACAAGCAATGCTTGTAGTCTTATGGGCAGCCACTTTGGCGTCAGACAGGCCCACCCAGGCAGGCAGATGGAATTCCCAGAGAGATTGAAGAAAGCGAGGGAGCGTCGAGGCCTAAACCAGACTGAGTTAGGCAATATCCTCGGCGTCTCCCCTCAGACCGTGCAGCTATGGGAGGCAGGTAAGACCATGCCTCGTCATAAGCGTATCGATACACTGGCGAAGCAGCTCGGTGTCCGTTCCCAGTGGCTGATCTTCGGGCAGGGCTCCATGAGTGAGTTAGGGCCTGACGAGATGGTGATGCACGACACCGAGATCGTTGAGGACGAAGGGCCGCTCGCGCCTGACGAGATCGAGATCCCATTCTTTCGGGAAGTCGAGATGGCGGCAGGCGATGGTCGGACCGAGGTAATCGAGAATCACGGTTGCTCTATGCGGTTCAGCCTGGTCAGGCTGGCTAAGGCCGGAATTCAGCCGCACAATGCAGCCTGCGCAACGGTTGCTGGCAACTCCATGGAACCCGTCATCAAAGACGGCTCGCCGATCGGCATAGACAAGGGCTGTCGTCACATCATTGACGGCGAGGTCTACGCGCTTGATCACGGTGGCATGCTGCGTGTTAAGCGCCTGTATCGTGCGCCGCTCAACCGTATGCGTGTAGTTAGCGACAACCAAGCCGAGTATCCCGAGGAGGTCTACATGATAGGAGACCCCGAGGCACCACGCATCATCGGACGTGTGTTTTGGTGGGAGACGTTCGCCTAGTCCAGCCTTATCCGTCACCGATGTGCTGCTTTAAGTACTGATTACCTCCCTTTTGCATGCATAGCCGCCATTGAGGCGGTTTTTTTTGTGCCTAAAAAACAAGCGAGTACAATCTAAACTTGTTTTCTTGTCGTTTATGGCTTGCAGAAACAAGATAAACTTGTAGACTGTGAAGCGTGGACAGGGCAGCAGCCCACCACCCGAGCTACCGGATGTAGCCGACCCGGAGACCCAGCGAAGTCGGAGCTGGCGAGGCGAGGCCCCAACAGAGGGCGAGCCGCAACCCTATAAGGGTTATCCGAGAGCGCTTTGGCGATGGTGAGTGTTGATGGCGAGGCCAGGGGGTCTGGTGCAGCCAGCGGGCTGGTGAGAGGCCGGTCACGTCAGAGCGCTCTACGGATGACAACGGATAGGAGAGAACGATGGATAAGCAAGAGTGGAATGGCGAGGGCCTTCCGCCAGTTGGGGCAAAGGTCGTCGTAAACTGCGAAGACGAAGCGCAGGTGGTTGGTTTTTTCAGAGACGAGGTGGTCTTTGTGTTTGCACAGACCGGCGTGGCGGACATGGAGCCTTTGCACAACCTGTCTCCCATCCGCTCCGAGGAGCGTAAGGCGGTGGACGGCATGGTGGGCGTCATGATCGACCACTACGGGCACCCTAAAGGAGCAGAGGGCTACGTCGGACTGGCCCGAGCACTCTACCGCGCCGGTTACCGCAAGATCGAACAATAACCCACACCGCGCCCCGGGCGTAGAGGAGGAGAGATGAGCAATGCCTGGCTAAACATCAGGTTCGGCAGCGTCCACTGGATCTTCGGCGAGCGCTGGATGCTCAGCATCCGCGTCAGCCGCAATCACTACCACGACGACAACCCGAAGCGATTCGAGCTGCACGGCTTGAAGCTGTTCGGCCTGATGTTTCGGTAGCGAGCACCACGCAATCCGCTGCGACAGTGCGGCCCAGCGCCCCGCCCCGGGCCAGAGTACGGGGCCATCGGAGAGGGCTCGGTAAGGCGTGGAAAGAATCCATGGCACTTCGGCGGGGCTGCAAGTTGAAGCCTCTCAGCCACGGTCGAGCCCTCCCCGATGCGATGACAGAGAGCTAGCAGCCTTCATGGTTAAGCCGGACCTTAGCCCCGGCCACCGCATCACCATCTGTTCCCTGCATTGCCGCTCACCCGAGCGGCTTTTTTCTTCCAGGAGGTCGCATGACCGCAGACACAGCACGCCGTCGCCTCGGGCTGCGGCCTCTCGTCGGTGAGCACTGGACCGACAAGATCATCACGAGCGAGCACCGCAAGCGGTGGTTGCGCAAAGAGCGCTGGCAGCGTCGCAAGGCCATGGCGGCCCAGGGTGTGACGCCGCCGATCGAGATTTGGAGGGCGGTATGAGCCCCAACGACAGCTGGCTCGTCATCGCGGCGGGCCTGATCACTCTGGCCATCATCGGCGCCGCTTGGTGCGGCAGGAGGTGAGCATGAGCTACCAACGCTTCGTAGATGCCCGCAGCGATGCGCAGTGGCTGATTACTGCAGCTGGCCAGCCCGACTCGCAGCCAGCGACAGACGCCATTGAGGCGGCGATCACGCATGCCGTTCACACCGGCAGCCTGGGCGATCTGGCCTACGCCCTGGAGCGAGTGGCCACCAGCGAGGGCCACAGCGGCGGCGACAACGCCTACCGGTGTGTCATCGACCTGCTGGCTGATTGGCTGCACGCCACAGGCACACAGGGGAGGGCAGCGGCATGACGTTTATGACCACCGTTGCCGGTATCCCGTGCCGGTGCCAGGTGACGCTCTACAGCCCTGGGGTGCCGATGCGCACCACTGGATTTGGATTCGGTGACGCTGATCCACCAGAGCCGGAGGAATTCGAGTTCGACATTCTCGACCGCCGCGGTTATCCGGCGGCATGGCTCGAGGCCAAGCTCACCGACACTGACTATGACCGACTGCTCAAGGAGTACCGCAGAGAGCGGGACGCCTGGGCGGCATGAGGGGGGAAGCATGCGCGCACTGATTTTGATCACCGTCCTGGCCTTGTCTGGCTGCAGCAGTCAGCCGATTGATCAGGAATTCGGACACCGTCACGGCTATGACGCCATGCGGTCGATGATCCAGTCCACCGGGGCGATTCATCACGGGATTGACTGACGAGAAGCCCCAGCCGATGGCGGTCGGACTGGGGCGGATACCAACAGTATCGAGGAGAGGGTAGCAGTATGAATGCAATTACACGACCCAGAGGCGGCGGCTTTGCTTTGCAGCCTACAAGCATGCAGGAGGCCATGCAGATGGCTGAAATGCTGTCATCTAGCCAAATGGTCCCGAAGACCTACCAGAACAAGCCCCAAGACACTCTGGTCGCGATGATGATGGGCTCTGAGCTTGGACTCAATCCCATCCAGTCACTGCAGAACATCGCGGTCATCAATGGCAAGCCAGCCATTTACGGTGATGCCTTGTTGGCTCTCGTGCAGAGCCACCCGAAATTTGGTGGTCACGAAGAATCTTTTGACGACGCCACTATGACGGCCACCTGCTCTGTCTGGCGAAAGGGCGATGACACACGCCATACCGTGTCGTTCAGCAAGGCTGATGCAGAGAAGGCCGCCCTATGGGGCAAGCAAGGCCCCTGGCAGAACTACCCCAAGCGGATGCTCATGTGGCGCGCCCGCGGCTATGCACTGCGAGACAAGTTTGCTGACGCCCTGGGCGGTCTGATCACCGTCGAGGAGGCTCAGGACATTCCTACCGAGCGGGAAATCAATCCGGCAGGCAGCGAGCCGGCACGACCAGCGCTTGAGCATTATCCCGCCGACTCCTTTAACGCGAACTTCCC